AAGGATTGTAATTAACAACTCTGTAATGACCAGTTCCTGTCACAATTCCAACTAAATTAGCCAACGCATTTGAGGCAGTAAGTAACGTAAAGTTAACGCCAGCAGTAACCGCACCAACCACAAAATCGACACCAGTAACCGCAGCTGCAGTCTGAGTATCTCCTGTTTGTGTGGAAATGCGAACAACTGAACCAACGGATATGCCAGACGTATTCGCCGTACTCACTACTGGTCGAGTAGCATTGGTAATAGCCGTTGTAACAATAGGGGAAGATAGTAATGGTAATGCACCACTTGATTGACCTGAAGGATCATAAACAGTGAATCCGCCATCATTACCAAAGAAGCTATCGCCATTAACGACTGCAGTTCCGTTTGCATAATATTGTAAAGTTGCTGAGCCAGCCGGCATGCCATATTGCCAGTAAAATTCATTACCAACAAAAGCACCAGCGACGCCGTTAAAATAAGCAGCGTTAGTACCAGCAGTTGATTTGCGTGTATAGTTTATAACGCGAATCCAATCACATCCTGACGGTATTTGAATTAACGCAGGATTTGCTTGAGCAACTTCAGCGTTACCTGGGTTTGGGTTAGTTAAGCCAATAGAATTAGCTATAAACGTACCTTGACCTAATATAGTTCCATCCATGTTATCTCCTTATACCGCTAATGTGCAGCGTAAATTAATGACCCATAGATCGTTGGTAATACGCGGAACTTCAGCGAATTTGTAACCAACTGAAGCATTGAGAGCTAATGGTCCATCATATATTGGTGGTCTATAAATAAAGCTTGCTGAATAGCCATCTTGCTCAATACATGCATAAGCTTCCATACCAACGCAAAAAATATTGTAAACGTTGTTGCCCATTGCAGATGAGTTAGGTGTTTGGCTACCAATTGAGCTCACTAAGAAACGAAGGTTACCAATTGCTCCCCATTCTGAACGCAATGCATTCATTGGAGATGGATATTGGTTCTTTTGGATAAAACCAGCAACGTTATCCATGTTGCCAATTAAATCAGTTGAGCATAAAGCAAAATACGCATCACGAACTGGTGCTGTACCAAACTTATCTTCACCTTCAATGTTATCCATAATGGTGTATGCATTGTTGGACAACAATGTAGTAACCACTTCATCAACATCTGAACGTGTCAATTCTGTTGGATTGTCGCCATTAACGCCACCTGTACAGTTTATAAATGATGCAGTTGCTGCAAGCATATCTCTTGTCAATTGATCTTCGGTTTGACGAAGAGAAACACCAAGACGAGCAGCACATTCATTAAGAACAGGGTCCTGATTTTGTAAAGTAACCTGCTCATTGATTTGTACATAGGTACCATAAAATGAGATCTTCGCATCAATATCAACAGATGTTAGATTCTGTGGTGGAGGTGTAACACCGCCATTTCCAAGGGGAACCATTGCTGTATTCAACGGATTATAACGTCTCATACGCAAAGTTGTACCACCATTGCGAGGCATCTGCTTTTTCATAGCAGGGATCTTATGGATCATATTTGGCACAGGAACAGACAAAAGCTTATAACTAAAGCTTTGTTGCACTGGGGCCGGTAATGTTGAAGTAGTCGTAATTGACATAGCTTCTCCTTACTTTGAATTAAACTTTCCCGTGAGGGTCTATCAACAATTCAAGGTGACGAGGCTTGTTGCGTCTGAAGGTGACGAGGCTTCTTACGTCATGGGTTATTTAGACTGGAGTTAACGATGCTCCTTGCGTTACTTGCATGGTAACAACAAGGAGCCGATTTAGTCAATGCGTGTTATCTGTTTCTCATAGCCTCGATCATCTCTTTGTGGTATGCCTTTGCCACATCAGAATCTCGGGACCATCCGTTAGAAAATTCATTTGCTTTACTTAATGGACTGTCTCCGCGTTGAGGAGAGAGTGAATTTACTGGCCTTGGCTTTGCAATATTCTTCTGTACCAATTCACGATCACGACTTGAAGATTGTTTAACTGGATCTTGATAGATACCATACTCTTTAATCATTTCATAAGCCGAAGCAGCAGTTGCATACATGTCGGTAGAGCTGTCCAGCAACTGCGCTTGGCGTGGCTTTAAATGCTTTAATAGTTCTATGTTTTCGGCATTTACTACTTTATCAAAGTCGGGATATTCATAACGCAATCTATCTTGAAGACTCTGAACTTTATAATGATTTCGTGAAGCCTCAATTTCCTTTTTGAGATTCTTGATTTCCTTAAGCAATGGTTTTACATGCTTACCTTCAACCAAATCGTCTTCACCGATGTTAAAATCTACATCATCATTATCAACTTTTTGTTGTGGTTTTGAGTAGCGTTCTTCAAGATCGCGTGCACGACGGATTGCTTCGTCCCGTTCTTTTTCCGCTTTCTCTTTCAATTCCCTTAAAGCACGAGTATTACGTTCACGATTCGTCTCTTGAACTTCTTGTACTGGTTCAGAAGACTGCTCTGGTTCATGAATTGCATCATTTTGCTCTAGATCGGTAATTGAATTCCCAATTTGCACAGATTCCTCTGTTGTAGTCTCTGGTTGGGGCTTTTCGGATATGACAGGCGCTTCTTGAAATGAAGGGGCTGAGCTGATTACATTCCCTTGTGTATCATATTTTACTTCAAACATTATTACTCCTTGGTTTCTTTTATATATAAAATGCCTTGTTCTTGCGTTTCATTATTAAGTTTTTGCGCAAGTTTTAGAAGAGTTCCATTATAATAGTTCATCACAAAGCCTAAAAGCATCTGTTCTTCAGCAGGAACATCGGCATGATGTTGTGCAAAATGAGCACATACTTTCTTGTCGGGTAGAGTCCATAAATATTCGACACGTCCCGCCTTCTTATTGTATTTAAAAACTGACTGATCAAAAAAAGGTGTTGGGCAGCTATTTCGCGTGAAGAAATAGTTTCTAAAAGTACTATCGAGAATTTTCTCTTTTTTTGTTAAAACAACCACATAAAAGTCTCCCGAATAGCGGTCGTGGTCTTTATCAATGCGATCTAATAGATTTTTTAGATAATCTGCTTGCATGGCATGTTCAAGTTCAACGACACTCACTGGCCCCTGGTCCCCTGATGACACAAGGTTGTCGTAAACAAGCTGTCCTACGGTAGTTTTTTTATTCATAATTCTCCTTCAACGCTACGCTAACAAGAGAACCGCTAAAAAGTCAAAACCCCTGAGCGAAGGAGGCGGTGCTCAGGGGAAATCAGAGTAATGAAGTGAGATTTTTTATTTCTTTTTACTCTTACGAGCTTCAGAAAGAGCTATAGCTATAGCCTGCTTAGGTTTCGTAACTTCGGGTCCTTTCTTGGAACCACTGTGAAGCTTACCTTCTTTAAATTCATGCATCACTTTTTCAATTTTTTTCTCTTTTTTGGTGTGTTTATGATGATCTTTTTTGTGACCAAGTTTTTCACACTTAGAACATTTATGTTTCATTAACGTACTCTCCAAGTTTCTTCGTAAATAAGTCGTTTTCTGATCTCTTTTTGCTTCTCATCTTGTTTATTTGGCTGCAAATTTAAAGGCTTACCGAGAATTTTATAAGCGATCTTGGTGGCCTTTTTCTGGCAGCGCGGCATGGCTGGCATTATGCACCCCTTGATCTTCGACCTTGGCTTTGATTAAACATTGCTAATCGTTCTGGGTATTGATTCGCATCAAAAGTATGATTTAAGAACGTTTCCGACAAGTTAGCTACTTTGCTCTGATCTTCTTGTATCATTCGCGCATCGGCTAATTCTTGTTTGCGGCGTGGATCCACATTATTGTAGAACATGTTGCGCATCATCATTTCTTCTGAGAATATCTCTACGTTTTTCATAGATTCTCCAAATCACTGGCGGCCCGAAGCGGGCCGCAAATGAATATGTTATGTTTAATACTTTTTAGGCATAAAGTGCTTATCACGTTTTTTACCATCAAGAGTTTCAATTTGATGATCAATTCCACGAATGGTATCATCCAAATCTTCTGGAAGATAATCATGGTTTTTTGGATAAGGTTTATACATAACGTTTTGTGGCAAGTTTGCAACTGCAGAACGATCTTCACGGATCATACCACCATCTTGCATTTCTTGTGTACGTCGTGCATCTTGACCAGAGTAACTACTCTGTTCATCGTAATAACGTTTTTTTGATTCTGCCATGACGGCTCCTTTGTAGAAACTGCTTCAAGTCGTGACAAAATGTCACAGCTTTAAAGCAAGGTTTTGCTTCCTCTAACTACGTCCTTCTTCATCGAAAGCTTTAATGAGAAGGTTTATTCACTAACTCACAACTGGTGTATTTTGCGTAATAGTTGTTGCGCTATTTGATACAGGTTGTAACGGTTTTTGTTGTGATATATTTGCTAAGTGCCCTATCTCAACAAGACTGTTAAGTACTGAATCAATTTGTTCAAGATCTTCAGCAATATTTATGTGTGAGGCAATTGCTTCGATTAACTTCAAAAATTCCATATTACACTCCCTGGTTTAATACTTGCTTCTCGGGCGATGATTCGACATCTTCATTTAAGTGTTTTTGCTTCGAAATCGCCTCAAGAGCAAGTAATTTTTGTATATGATCCAAATCAACAGAATCTATCTCTTTAAGAGCCTTAACCAAATTAAGAAGCGCCATGTCTTCGTCTTTATGCGCTTGTGCAATGCGCTCAATGGCTAATGCTTTATTTTCTTCTACGCGAGATGCGCGTTCCATTCCAAGACCTTGATCAGCAACAGTACGTGCTCTGGCAAGTTCAATCTCAGCTTGTCGCATTTGCATCTCAATCTCAGATTGTTTTTGTTGAGCTTGTTGTTGTTGTTCTTGGTTTTTACGTATGGCGTCAACCAATTTTTTCTTCTCTTGAACGGTACATGCATCAAGTAACACATCATCAGGTATTTGAACTCCAACTTCACGCAATTGCAATAACTGAGCAAACTGCATCTGTTTTTGGGTTGAAGTGTTAATACCCTCTTCAATGACCGCATCGTACCGACCAAATGCCTTATTGTAAAATTGTGGTGAAGGCTCGGCTTCTAGGATTTTCATAACCTTACCGGGCGTAAATGTAGTTTGAATGAGATCGATCATAAGCTTACCAAGAAGCTTTTGAGAGTAATCGAGTCCATCAAATAATCCCTGAAGAGTTGTAAGTCCAGAGCCTTGACGAAGTGCACTTAAAATACCCGCAACATCCGTATTATTCGAGCCAAGCAACTCCTCATTAACGCCGGATATTTGTTGAATTTCTTTAGCTAATATCTCAGAAAGTTGAATCATAGATGCTGGAATAGCCGGAGCAATAATCTGCTCAACATCAGACATCTGCGCATCTTCTTTAAGAGCTAACCCACGTCCCTGCCCAGACAAGAAAATATCTTTCGGATTAACGAGAGCATTTTCTTTATACTTGAAGCCGGAATTAATCTGACTTTCCAATATATCGAGCTCTATAACCTTGCGACGATTATATAAATATTGGCTGTCACGAAGGTTTCGCACCATAGACTGAATTCGTTGCGGGAAGTAAGGCATTTCTGGATGGTAATATGCCCATACCGGTACAAATGGATATTGATCTATACCCAACGGATTTGGGCCGTTGTAAAAGACTTTGCCCTGGATTACAATGGCCAAATTAACCGTTGGAATTTCTTGTTCGACCACAGTGATTTGTGGGTATTGTTCAAGAAAAGCATCAAGAGCTTCTTTGTTGTCCTGATTACGCCATTCTTGAGTCTCTCCCGTTTCTGTGTCGACGAGTAACTTTTGTAATCTAAAATCACGATAATAAAATTCATCATAAGTCAGAAGATTCTTGTGACCATAATGGTAAGACTCTGGCATGAACTGAAACTTGCCATCACGGCCGGTTCCCGAGTCATTACCAATCAGTCCGAGAATCTCGTCCGCGTGATCAGGCATTAAAGATATACATTCACGCTTTGTTAAGAACGTTCTCTTCCAAAGGCCATTACAATCGGACAGATCGCGTTTTCTAAAATAGGGATCTATTAAAAAGCTGTTATAAGCGCAGCGATCAACTTTTATATTGCCTGATATTGGATCAGAACGGTAATCGACCCAGACCTGCAATAAATTCATCCCTTGAGTAAGAGCTCCATGGAACGCTTCAGAAATGGTATCAAGAACGCTTTCTTGATTATTAATCCACATAAGAACTTTAGTAAATTGATCGGCAGTTTCAGCGTCTCCATTCTCAACCGGCACCACGATGGTAGATTTACGATTACGTTTTTGATAACCGCCAACCATGTTAATAATGGGCATTATCCGGTTAAAACTAAATTGACGACGACGATTGGCTGGAAGATTTCCATAAAGGTCAGTCCACACTGTTTGATCACCAGTATAAAATCTCAAATCAGTATCAGCTTCGCCCCAAAAAGATTGATTTATCGTGATAGATTCGGCATAAAATGCTTCCATACGCGACAATATAGCCTTATGCTTGTCGTCATAATATTGAGGACCAAGTTCGGGAAACAACATGCATATATCTCCTTGCTACGCATTATAACTTTTATAACAACGGTAGAAGGAAGACCATGAATAATGCAAGTTTTATGACTTCTTTGGAACCTTAAAATAGAGATCTTCTTGTCTATCTATTTCTCCATGCTTTTCTTCGTATTCGGCGATAGATTTTGCCAGAAGATCTTCAACAAAGTCACCAATGAGAACACCCGGCATCCAATAGATCATATCGCGAGCTTTAGAAAGAATTTCTTTATCTATATTCATATGAACAGAAGTTTTATTAGGTCTACGAATCATGCACTACTCCTTATAATGTGATTGTATATCAACTCATTATAAAGCAGATTCAAAAAAAGATCCCCTGTCAGAAAAAGGAGTTAACTAAAACTGACAAGGGAAAGAATGATAGTGACGTATAGTATATACCAAAATTAACGAATTAGTGTATCAATTAACAGCGGTGTCGTGATGATACCTTATTTATTATCGTTAAAATTCCATAGATGCAGACATAGTATATACACATGCATTCCGATTAATCCTATGATGAAGTTATGAAATGAACTGGCCGTATTAGTAACCAATAAAAACATAAGTACAGAGAGGATTATTAAATTAACCCCAAATGGAGGAATGATATTTTTCATGCAAAGATCCCTAAATTAAAAAACCTATAAATTCTACCACGTAGGTAACCAGTTTAAGAAATTAAATACGGTCCAGGAAGCAGCTTCTATCTTTGCAGCTACTACCACGGCCGCCGCTGTCGTTCCCGCAGATACAGAACCTATAACTGCAGATCCCGTTGCAGCTCCAACTGCAGCAGCTCCATTTACTCCACCAATAGTAGTGGCAACACCACAGAGAGCCACAGATCCATTGGTCATAGCAGTAATTGACGCAACACCACTTCCCACATAAGTGCTACTTACTACACCTATAGAAGCGACAACCGGAGATGCACTCGTAGATGCTATTGCACCCGCAGTTACTGCTCCTGAAACTGCAGCCCCGAGACCCAAATAGCAAACACCCTTCGTGATATAATATCCAGTAAGGGCAAGAAGGGGGCCATTATGCATGAGGATGCCATTTTCGTCGGAAAAGTAATTATGATATTTCTCAAGTTCAATATAATTCAGTATCTTTCTTCCATATTTTTTTTCTATGGCCAATACTTCATTACTCTGTGAACCTTCAAACATAAAGTCCTTTATCACTCGAGCTGACGCAATTACATGACCAGGAACAAGGTCACCGATCGTCATCCATTTATCAATCTTCTTCATTTTGATTGAATCAGATTTCTCGTCATAGTAATTATAGCCCTCTACAAATACTTTCTGATCAGGAAAAGTATCTATTTCCTCTCCGCCATAAAGCGTAACTTTAAGAAATTTATCTACTTCTTGTCCATCGAACTTTTTAATCTTGCTTGATACTCTTTTATTATTTTGATCGCGACAAATAAGCTCGGAACCAACCTTAAGTAAAGCTACTCTTTTTCGACCTTCAATCGTTTCGACAAACATATCAGAGTCGATACCTGAATAAGAAACTGATGAAAATAATAAAACGGACGTGAAAATGAGATTGGAAATATTCATATTCTTCCTTCTTGAATGAATATTGTTAAACAGATGGTTATTAAATTGCTTTATTACTAAACCACTATTTTAATAAGACGGCGGGAAAAACAAGACGGGATTTACTATCATTCCGACGAGTTGCTACTATATTGTCATATAATTATAACTCTGTCAATAACTATTGAATATCCACCAAAATAATCTCTGGATCGGTTACTCTCAGGATGAAATCTTGTGCAAGAAGAGTGTATTCATCACATTCATAAGTACATATACAATTTTCATGATTGGTATGCTCAGTTGAACTGGTAAATGATAGAAAAATCATAACAATAATAAGTTTAATCACGGTTAAAAGTCGCAATCGTTAGCATGATGCCAATAAAGACAAGAAAGAGGATGCCACAAACAACAGGAAGTTTATAGTCATAGTAGAGCTTTGGAACTAATATTTGCTCAGGCGTGTGGATCGTATGACACTCAAAGTGATTACCATCAGCACGGTGTTGAAATCTACCACCCCACCGATTGCCTTCGTGTAAGGACTCCCAGAAAACTCCAAATTTCTCGTAAGACTTCGTTTCCGGAAGATAATGACCATCTTTATCAAAAAGATTAATATCTATCGCCAGGCGATGACAATGAAGGCTGTTTTTTATACCAATACACTTTCTCGCATCTATCGCCGCTTGTTCAGGGGTGCGATACGCTTCACCAAAGGTGCAATGGTATCCAGAGTCGTTAATATATTGTATTAACTTCGATGCGTTATGCGCGAATTTCATTTGCTCTTGTTCCATTACTATCCTTCTTATTTAATTAAATAAATCTTCTTGCTTAAGATAAAAATAACACTTTTCCATAGATTTCTTAATCTTGTAACTGATCGTTATATCTTTGTTATTTATCAATTCAATTGCTACTAACTGTAACTTTGTTATTTCTTCGGGCAGTTCTTTTAATTTGTTATGAGAAACCTTCAGATATAATCTCTTGACGGTAACCACAGGAACAACAAAATCTTTATACTTAACCTTTATCTTAGATATACCAGAAAGACTATCGAGCTCTTTATTCGTAAGATCTAGAATATATGAGCCAGTGTAGGATGTGCCATTAAAAACAGAGATCTCACGATTCAGTTCATAAATTTTTTCTACATCTAATATCCCTGCATGAGAGGTAAAAAAGAATAGAGATGCAATTATCAAAAACAACATATTCTCTCCTTAAACTATTAATACGGTGGCAAATCATCCCTAAATACTGACGGCATTCTACTGTTATCCCCATACACCGCCTCTTGGTACCTACGCTCCAAATCTTCTGGACTCAATCCATCTCTTATCTTCGGTAAAGATACACACAAATAACGCATACAATCAGCAAAATGAGAATTGATATCGTGCAATGGCTGAGACTTGTACACTTGGCGTTTTGAGTCAAATTCTTGTCGATAGTTTTCGAGAGCCTTAATGAGCGGTTTGCATGAATTTTCATCGATCCATATCTTTCCAAAAGCTGAACGAACTGATTCAATTCCATCTTCAATGCCAATATTGGGCGCAATGGTAAACTTAAGCCCCAATTGACGTGCTTTTTCAATTCGGGTCATTCCTGAACCGAACTCTTTGACTGATATATCAAACGGCGCAATATGGCGCCCGTAAGTATAAGGCTTGTTATTAATAATATTAACATAATGCTCAAGTCCCTCCTTATTTTTCTCGTAACAATCTATAAGTCTTACCTGAGCACCAATAATCTGGAACCATATAATACAAGTAGAATCACGAATTCCAAGATCCCACGCCGTATTGACTTTAAATCCAGGCTCCCACGGAACCACACCAATCTGTTGATTCACCTTCATACGATCTAAATACTTAGCGTAATACGCGCCTTCAACGCCACATTCAAACGAGGTGTAATACTCTTGCATAATCAAATCTTCAGATATCAAACCATCACGCCTATCTTGTTCAATCTCAGAATAGGGAATGTGTTTGGTATCATCCAAAGTTAATTTATATGCAAACCATTGATCAGAATTGCGCGCCATTTCATAAAGCGAATAAAGATGATTCTTTCCACGAGGCGTGCTTAAAAATAAAGCATAACCTCCATTAGCCGCAAGAATTGGCCGTATAAACTGATACGCACGAGGATCTTGTAATGCATACTCAGAAAACACCACAAAACGTGGATTAGTTCCCATAAGAGAATCATAATTATCTGAGCCAACCACTTGTATCAATGAACCATTTGTTAAGCGTATCTTCATTTCTTGTGAGTTAACGGCAGCTATCAGACTCTTTGGTATGTAATCAAGTATTCTCTCTCCAGAGGACGTGATAGAGTCAAAGATTACCTTGCGACCTTGCGAGTAGGTTGGAAATATATAGTAACAAACACAGATGTGTCTCAGGGCATAACGAACTACAATATTGAAGGCGCAAATATCTTTACCAGCCCGACGAGGTAATATGCAGACTACTTTCCGATAGTCTTTGTTTTCAATTGCATCAAAAATAGGCAATTGGTAATCACGTGCTTGGAACTTATTTAAGTGTATTTGCTCTTCAATATTCATCATTATTCTTCTTTTGGTGATTCTTTTGCTGCCTTTTCTTCCATTTCAGCGCACATTTGCTTCAACGCATAGACATTCGCACCAATCTTTTCACCCTGCTCTGTCTTTCTGTATATCTTCACCGCATCGCTTTCCTTCAAATACCATATCCCATCACGCATAACGAATGGATTAAAGTATTTAATATTTTTGCGCATCGTATCATCAAATCCCATTAACGGGAAATAAACCTCATAGCGATCAAGTCCAGCTTTTTCATCATCAAGCTCGATAATATATCTCAGCGTCCATTCTGGTGGACAGGTCTCACATTTATTATCTTCTTTACAACAATTCAACTTTAAAAAATGTATTTTCTTCATTCTGCTTCCTTTGTCTTTTTAACTTTAACTACTGACGTTTGAAGTCGTGACAAAATGTCACGGACTGAAATATTTTTCATGAAATCTTTATATCATTGAGCAATTCTTGAAGATCTTCCTTTTTGTAGAGCCGATATGAATTTTGTGGATTGCGGTATACTACAATCTTTTTATCTTTTTCCCAGTTACGTAGAGTATTAGCGCTAACACCAAGAAAACGTGCAGCTTCTCTTATTTTAAAGTAATCACTTATTTTATTTACAGTTTGTTCTTTCACAAAAACCATATAGTCATCTAATTCTTGAATCATTAATCTTCAGCCTTTCTTTTAGATTTAACTACTGACGTCTCAGGCATCTTTTCAATTACCACAAACGCTGGTCCATTTTTATCAGATTCTTCATTCGCCAAGCGTGCATGATACGCATTATTCTCTTTAAACTCTTCAGCATAATTGTGCAAATTCCATTTAGTAGACGCCCAATCTGCTTTGCGATCAACCGCATTTCCCCATAATCTCTCACCAATTCTTCGCAGAGCTATTTGATGAGCCTCTTTCAAAGCAGGATATTTATTCAACAAGTTATAATACGTCGAATTAACAAGACCTTTAGACAGGTAATACTCCGTAATCGTCTTGTTCTCAGGATTTCTCTTAGGCCAATCAGGCAACTCTTCAATCATCTGCTCTACCATTGACTTTGAAACAGGTATCGCCTTAAAAGCTAGAGCTAGATCTTGTTTTTCTTCGGGGCTCTTTCTTTTTGGCTTAATTTTCCGCTTGGTAGTATTTTGATCTTTACTCGTCATAGATTATCTCACTGAATATGATTTCTGTTCTGGGATCTTCTTCGTATATTTTAGAACCACAAATAGAAGAAATTATACAATCATCTTTGTATACAATTCCGTGACACACATCTTCAATAAATTTTAACATGTTAGAGAAGTCGGGTCGGTAAATGTGGGGCGTTCCTCGCATACGCTCACGACGTTTGCATGATGCCGTAGAAGAGATAGCCATAAAAAATGTTACATCTGCGTGTATTGGACCACTCAGCATCGGTAATTTGCCATGTTGATAACGGATCTCATCCATAAAGTTTTGCTTTATAACCCCTTGAGAATCCCAAACATGGCCGCGAGCAAATCGTGGTCGTGCCAATGGAACCGGAGAACCCATTAAGACATATTTGTATTGTTTAGACTTCTTTGAATCCACAAACTTTGCGTAACATGTCATCACTACTTCCTTCTCTCTGTTATCGCTTTTGCCTTGGGGCAATAATAACATAAAGATTTGATCTTGATGAGACAACTCTTCATGTTTTCTCCCAAAGTAATTTTTGTTCAGGAGATAAGAGCTCAACACGTCTCATTTGCGATGCCATGAGACTCTCAGTAGGCACCGATAATGCCCTGTATTGAGCCATCTTTCGCTCAAGCTCTGACTTGCTTAACAATCCAGGCGGCAAAACAGCAGGGGGGGTGACCGCAACTGGGGGGGTTACTA